ATTTCCTTCTCCCGCTTGCGGTTCTCCGCATCCATCTTGTTGTCGCGGTCATTCTCGGCCTTGACTAGGTCATTGATAGCCTTGTTAGCCTTCTTGGACACCTTTTCAAGATTGGCTAATGTATCTTTAACCCCTTTGGGGCTACCAAGAAGATCAAGAAGTTCGGCCAAGGTGTAATTATCGACCTCCGATGAAACTCGGAGGGTTCCTAAAATCGCCATTTAGCTTCTCCCTGCATGAATGATCGTGGCGGTAACTGGCCCGGTCCCCGCAGTCGTTATGGCTAATCTAGTGGCAACGGGTGGACTTGTGTAGTTGCCGTCCTGAGTAGACGTTTCCCCCGTCAATGATGGGTGCGTCAGCACCACGGCGTCATTTTCAGCGAAGGTGCTTGCCAACACATTTGTATATGTATGTTGCATTGCATACGTGGCCCCGCCCGTCGTACAGCCAATAGCCACGTTGAAATCCGGCCCGCGATAATTCAGGACGTGCCAACCGCTTTCACATTTACCGTTCGTTCCGCTCTCCACGGCCCCGGCAGAGGCTCCGCTGGAGGAAACACGGTCCACCCAGCCAAAATTCTGGTCCTGCGTGGTAGATGTCCCGCCACTGACCCCGGTGATGCTATCGGTAACCCCGAACCCGTAACGGTCATATCCAGAAACCGTATAAGTGTCTCCGGTATCATCGCCAGCCGAATACTGGGCCACATGCTGCGGGGTATCGAACTCGGCGTAGCCATTGACGCCAATTTCGATTGCACCGGCAGTGGCCGCATCCGGCGTCACTGATTTGACATGATAGAATTTTGTTGAACCCAGCGTTATCAGGCCCAAACCCGGCCCGGTAATAGCCTCTGTGATGTAATTACCGTTGATATCTTCACCAACCACTGTGAAGGTTCGCGCAGTATCGTTAGCGGCAGCATAAATAAGTATGTACACGCCACGACGGCTTCGGAAGTCTATGCCTAAAGCGCCATTCAGCGTCATAGCATCAGCCCCACTGGGAGTCTGGCTGGCAGCAATGCCATTCCGATCATAACCGGTGGACAACGCCCCGTTGATCAGAAAATCCAGCCGTGCGGCTGCAAGTGTCTCGGTTGTGGAAATCCCGTTGCGGTCTAGCGCGTCGGGGCTAAGAGTGATGACCTTTGGTTTGGACATCTTTATTTCCTCTTCAGTATGTGGGTGCTATTTCGCCATAATCGGCCAAGCCTTCGGAGATTCTGAAGTCGCGCTTGAAGATTTCTTCGACTTCTTCGATTTTGCCTTCGCTTTCGGTTTGACCGTCTTGGGAGCCGCCTCTTTCTTAACGGCTCCCTTTTTCTTCAGAACAGGCATATCGGATTGCCCGGAGTTCCACGTCCTGATCTGATTAGTCGCCTGTTCGCGGCCAGAAAACGTCTTAACCAGCGTTTCTTCGTCGGGACCGCCGATAACCTCGACGGCCCACTTACCCCCAACTTTCATCAAGTTGGTGTGCATGATTAACGCTCCTTCGCAACGAAGATGTAATCGACATCCGTGGTTTCCGCACCAGCAGCCCCGTTCAGATAACCGAAGCCAACCGCCATCTCCGCACCAGGTACATCGGCGGTAAAGCTGTCGATGAGGACATCGTCGGCAAAACACTGGAAATTTTCGATGCCATCCCAATACACGGCCAAGGTGATGAACGTGTCATCGGCCAAGGTCGCCAACGAGGCGCTATCGGTGTCGGTGGAGTTATCGTCGTTGTTGAAAAAGACGCTTGCGGACGCATCTTCAGTAATGAACGCGAAGCGCATCGTGGCGTCCAACGGGGTAGTGTCCGTCGAATGCAACCCGATAATCATATCGCTCTGGATGGCATCACCGACTTGGAAACGGGTCTTCATGAATGTCTTCTTGCCGTCTTCCAGCAAGAAAGTCTCGGAAACCCATTCCGCGAAGATACCGTCATTATCGTCTGCCGCCGTGGTGATGCGGGCCACACCGCCGTCAGCGTCAGGAACGGTGATGGCAGAGGTGCCGCTACCGCCCGAAGTCGCCGTCAGGGTCCATTGGGCTGCAATCGGGGTGGTGTCGAAGTCGTCCCAGAAGATATGCCACTTCGTTGGGTCAAGCATCCCGAATTCATAAAGGGGGTTACCCGGAACGACGTTGGATACGCCATTGGTAAAATGAGTAGGCATTGAACAGTTCTCCTTTCAAGGTTCACCAGAACCAGCATGAGGCTGGTTCCATTCAAATGCTCCGTAAGTTTACTGACAAATATTTGTGATGGCTACCCTAAATATTCGTTGGACAATGTTTGTTCGTTGTGTGTGCGGAAAAGATGTGAATAAAAAACTGGGGTGACCTTACCGAAGTATGGCCACCCCAGCGGGGATAAACCCCAGGGAGGATTTCTTACGACGATCCAGGCGATCCGAAGAGGCCAAGATAGTCGGAGACGCCGAACGAATACCGCGCCCTCGCTTTGTATCTCACATTGCCAGAATCGAAATCACCATCCATCGACGTGGAAAGCGCGACACGGTCAAAGTACTTCAGACCGTTTGGAACGTCCGTCTTCAAGAACCACGCATTAGTATCCGTCAGATAGTGATTTATGGCGTACCCATCCCGGATGGTGCTGTTGTGAACGATTGCGTTCACGTCGTTATCAGCAACGCCGGTACGGTACTGTGATGCCAAGATACGTGTGGCGACAAACTGCAAGTTGGTCGGGATGAGCAACTTGACGGGTTGGGCGGCAACCAACAGACCACGTTCGTCGGTCCAGTTGGAAATCTGAATGGCGGCGTCCTCAAGGGACGTTTCGTTCAGATCGGTGGCAGTCGCCGGGCGGTTGGAGAGGTCCGCGCCCTGCACGATGCTGTGCGAGGTCGAGAACAACTGATCGCCATCACCAGAGAGATAGCCGGTAGTCGCGGTGAAACCGTCGTTAAACGGAACCATCGCCTTGACTTCCTTGGTGTAAGACATGGCGCGAGCCAACGCCTTGGTATACCGCGAAGACAGGCTATCGTACAGATTGTCTTCCATCGCTTCCTCTGTGATGGAAAAGCCCATCGCAATAGTTTCGTGGTCGTACCGTTGGGTGAAACTCTCCTGCGCGGTGTCGTAGGCAATCGGTGAACCTTCATTCTTCACCGGAGCCGCCCCGAACCCGGACAGTTTCGTCTCCTCTTCAAACGAACGCTCGGAACTTTCGCTGTCGTAGACTTCCATGTGTTCGTCATCGTACTTGTCGTACTCAAGGCCAAACAGGGCGTTCAAACCCGGCAGGAGTTCCTTGAGTAATTGCGCTCTTGAAATTGCAGCCATTGCTCAATCCTCCTTATGTGCCAAGAGCAAGATCGTACTGATGGATATCGGCGTTCCAGACGACAAGCATGTCGGTGTATGCGTCTCCAACAGCAGAGAATGGACCATCCACGAACGCAATTGTGCGCCACGGGAATGAACCGGTGGTAGCAATACCAGATTGGTCGAGAGCCAGGATTGACTTGCCAATGTTGGTGTTGCCAGCGGCGTAGGTGATGATCTCACTGTTCAGGCCAAGAGTGGCCTGGGCGTGAGTACCATCGGATTGTGCCTGAAAGATTTGTCGCGGATCGTCAGCGACATGGGCCAAGATGTCCGTTGCCGACGTGGAAGCAGTCCACATCTGGGCGAACATCTTGTAGTTCAGGGTCGGGTCGGTGAAGTTACAACCTTGAAAAATCCCAATGGGACGTGTCGAGGTTGCGGCGCTGTCGAGTTCAATTGTCCCGGCGGCGACAAGTTCAACGACATCTCCAAAAAATATGGAACTGGCGTATGAATTCGTCATCTTGAGTTGCCTGAAGGACCCGCCTTCATAACCACCCATACGATTTACCGGAACGAACCCGTAAGGGGCAGCAGTTGCAGCCATCTTACTATTCCTTTCGCAAATTAAGGGGTCATTTACGACCCCGACCAACGCCGAACGTAGTCTCCGAACGATGCTCCGTCTCAAGAAGGGGCATCCTTGGATCGTTCTCGCGCATGTAATTTTGATCCACGCTTGCCTGTTGGTCCTTGGACTTGCTGCTATAGTATTTGTTGCGCTGTTGCATCAGTTCTTCAGAGCATTTACACAACATCAGACCACCGATAACGATGTTATTTTCAAACTCCGTCTCGGCGTCGGACATGATCATCAATTCAGGATGATCTTCCGCAAGGCAAGGCTCCCAGCCCTCGCGATACCTCATGGACACATTCCGATTATCAGTCTCTCCAAACATGGAAGTCCTGATCCAACGGAACACATAGCCGTCTTGAGGCGTGGGGTCTGGAAGATTCGACGGGGGACGATAGTGTGTCTCCCGATCTTCGGTTTCGCGTGTCTCGGTGTCTCGCTCTTTTGGAGCGGTGCGCTTTGCTTTAGCCATTCAACTGTTCCTTTGCAACTT